GGCATATGTAACTCATCACGAAACATACCAGGCCACGATATGATAAAAAAGTGATCATCTAGTTTATTCTTTTGTTTGAATTGATTAAGAACATATCGTATGGTAGTTCTAACTATTCTGTGGGCAGATGCTCCAGAATCAGATAAGTTAATGTGATTACAATTATATAAATCCGCGAGATGCTTAGGCCAAGCCCTTTCATAACAAGCTCTCTCCATTGGATATGTTAATTCTGCTCCTGCTGTATGAGAGCAACCATTAGCTACTAATATCATTATATTTTCTATATTGTGGAAAAACAGAGAAAAAGTCAGTTTCTCTGTACTTATCTAACATAAGATTATACGAGACCATTTCTTTCATAGGAGGTAAATCTTTTGAGATGTAGTCGTTGAAAACTTTTACGAGATTTGGGTAATCTTTGTATATCTCTAACAACTTCTTTTTATCTTCAGGTAATAATCTTTGAGGATTTAAAAACTCAGGTAAGAAGCATGGAGCATATATTACTTTTTTATTAAACTTCTTACTTAGTTTTTCTATGTAAGGAAGTGTCCAAACACTATAAATATTTACAACACAATTTATACGATGAATATATTTTAACGCTTTCATAAAATTACTTAGAAACATTTTCATATTAAAACCTGTTCTTGAATATTCAACTGCCTTTCCCCACCCATCACAACTAGCTTCTAAATTGATTCGTTTAAATTTATTCCAAAGAGGAAACAATGCTTTGTTTTTGTAATGTAATTTTGATAAATTTGTTGAGTATGCAATAGTAACATCAGTAGCATTGTGATCAATTAAATACATTAAAAATTTATAGTTAGCATCAGTGATTAAAGGTTCACCTCCAGATATATTAATAAATTTAAGATTCATTTTTCTAATCGCTTTTACGATAAAAGGTAAAAGTCTTGGATCATAGTCAAATACATCTTTTTGTATTGAGAAACTATCTCCAAAGAATTTATGTTTTCTATTTTCAATCTCCCAGGTAGAAGAGAATTTAGGATTACACATTCGACATTTAAAGTTGCATACATTGTTTAGTCTTATGTGTATCTGCCTTATACCTTTTTGGTTTTCATTAATTCTATGAGTTTTTAAATTAACTGCCTCAGCATTCCAACAGTATTCACACTCGGCTGGCCTATCATTTTGTTTTAATGCTTTTTGTAAATTCTGTAATGGCTGACCTGAAAAATAGTTTTTAATACCATTACCCATAAAAAATCGATTCGAAGGCATCACGCAACATGGAGTTATGTTGCCGTTTTCTTCAATATGTAACTCATTAAAAGGTCGTGAACAAAAGTTATCCATATATTTTATTTAGCACCTCTTTAAAATAGTGTTTATGAGGAAATTCAGCAGCTAATTTTTTATTATGCTCTAGTACATCATTGTGTTTTAAAATAATCTTTTTTTGCACTTCAAAAGGTTTTTGACAAAAAATATCCAACTGTTCAATGACTTTTTGAACCTTGATCACCTCATCACTTATATCATCATAAGATTCGTCAAAGAGATAACCAAAGGTCTTAAAACCAAATTCCTCTCTTAAATACTTTAAAGTATTTTTATTTCCTAATAACAAAAAAGGTCTTCCAAGTTTAAAACAAAACATTATTTTTTCAGTAATAAATATTTCACTGTTGTTAGCTGAGCTCTCAAATATTAAGTTTATTAATCCTTGTCTATTTAATTTAGCCGAACTTCCTCTATTCATAAAAACACGATCTACATCAACAGGAAGGTCTTTTATATCCAAATGAGAAGTATGAGTTGCAACAAAGTTATAAAACTCATCAAAAGGAATACCTTTACTGATAAGTTCTAATTTTCGACTGTTCATTTCTTCTTTTTGAAGATCAACCTCACCTTTCCATGCCATGTAAGAATATATACCTTTTTGATCTAATCGTTTTTGTTTTAAAAGAAAAGTAGCATAATTCCTAAAAAACTTTTTTCTACCACACAAAGAGACAAAGTGGTGAGTTGCGTAATCCATAGGGTAACTTTCACTAATATATTCCCAGTTCTGTCTACGAGCCCTAAACAAATTTTCTAAGTAAACATTTGTCCAAGGGTTAAGAACATGAATTTTGAATTTACAGTAGCTTTCATGTTTTAAATCTAAGGGGTTTATAGATACCCAATGCACTCTACCATGTAAATTATATTTATCAATTACCTTATTTAAAGGTTTAATAAAATTAGTAAAGATAGTTGGAATTCTTTGAGTAATTACTAATTTTTTATTTGGATTATCTCTTAAGTGTAACCATTTGATACGAGTTAACTGCATGAAATCATTTTGATCACCATAATTTTCTGGAAAGTTTTCAACCCAACCTCTCTGTTCAGAAGTAAGGGATAAAATTTCTTTTAACTTGAACTCACAAACGTCTGCTAAATCATCAAACTCGATATCAATACCAAGTGATTTACAATTATCGTATAATATAGAGCCTGATACAAATTTATATAATAAGGGTTCAAAGTCAGGAGGATTTAAGGATTTTATCTTGTACATTATCTAAGGATTCCCAATTAAATACGCTTTTCTTTTTAAGTGTATTAACTTCTTTATTATAAAGTATTTTAAACTTATTTTGGTCAGGAAGGAAGGGATTTAAGAATTTATTTCTTAGTCTACGGTAAAAATTCTTGAAAGTAATACCGTGTGGTTTGCATCTAAAATTATTTAATCTGTAGGAAAAGTACTGAAGTGCATGGGCAATTTCATGTAAGACTACTAATTGTAGTTTTTGGTATTTAAAATTAGAATAAATACCTCCAATCTCTTTATCAGCATCAAATGACTTATACTCGTAGACTCTGTATATCTCAATTAAATCATCATCACCAAAGGGACTGTCTGGTACCATGCGATTCATTGCAATACTAATGCCAGGACCAGCAGAGTAATATCCTCCTCGAGAAGTCCTTCTACGAGGATTCCAGTCTAAGTTAATTTGTGCTAATTTAAACTTTTTATATATCTCAGTTTGAATGTAATGCTCAACTTCTTTAATAAAGTCTTGCGTCCATTTATTTATGCTCACTTGTTCTACTAACTTTGTCATCTTCTTTTTCCTGTTGCTGCGTCTGATGCTTCATTCTTTGATAGTACCACTAGGTTACCTTTATTATATGCTTGACCAATAGTAATTCCACTACCTGAATACGATGATTGTTTGCGAACGAAACCATTACCTACTAAATCAGAGGTTGGATAGGCTCGTTCTACTTTATATACAGGAACCTTATTACGATGTTTAGATTTATTCTTAAGTTGGTCTGGATGAACTCCACGAGATCGTAACCACTTATCATGGTAATCTTCTAGTGATTTTTTTGATGGTTTGTATTTTCGCATATTATCTCCTAATTTTATTTATAATAACAAATTATTAAGATTTATGCAAATTAAGATTGAACGGCAGGTGACCAAAAAGTTGTTCTTCCGTCAGATAGTTTAACTCTCTCAACAGTATTACCGAATAAGTCCTCTTTTTGATTGTATACCATCACATGACCACCTCTTGCTTCTTTTATTTCTTTTGGACTCGAAGCAAAACGAGTATATTGTCCTTGATTATTGTATAGGTCTGAGTAACTTCGAATAGTAGCACCTCCACTATCATAAGCATTACGTAAAACTTTACAAACAGAAAGGTACAATTGTTCTAATTCATCAATAGTTAAACTTTCCATTATTCTGAATGGAGATATTTTTGCTAAGAAAAGAGATTCTGACTTATAGATATTGCCAACACCTGATATCTGACTTTGTTCCATTAGCCACTTCACAACCTGCCATTTGGGTTTTTTATCTGCTATTTTACAGAAAGTATCAAAGGTACAGGGATTATTTAGCATATCAGGACCAATTGAATTAAGTTTCTTCTCGTGTTCTTTTTCATCAAAAACAAATTTTACAGTACCAAAATTACGTTGATCATTGTAGTATAATGACGAATCATCATCAAAGTAAAAAGCAATACGTGTATGTTTTGAAGGTTTTAGTTTAAAGTTACCAGTCATACCAAGTGTAGTGTACATCCAACAAATTGGTAGTAAATCACCAAATTCCCAATAAATAAACTTACCTTTATTAGTTACACGTTGAATAGGAAGATGCTCTTCTTCTAATGCTATATAAAAGTTACCAAAACCCGTAGGTAATTTTTTAGTATATCTACCAGATACAAAATTAATATTTACAAGTTTCTTTCCGTATACTGCTTTTGCCACTTGTCTTGCAGTGCGAGTACATTCAGGACCTTCAGGCATTTAATTTTCTCCATATTTTGTGTAAAACATAAAACCAAGCGCCGTTGATGGCTGGTTCGACTAAAGCAACTAAACCAGCCTCAAACAAACTTGCACCTGTCATCCAATAGACCACATTCATAGCTATAATCACGTGACCTAAAGTATATACTAGTGCAAGGGCTAAACTATTTTCTCTAAAAACTCCAATAAAACTTTTAGTTAGCTCTGTCATTATTTCGTTTCCTACTATACATATCACTCATTTGACGTGGAGGACCCCACACATCAAGTGCATTAACTCTAATAAAAGGTTTGTTAGTTTCTTTTTTATTGGGATTATGAATTGTGAGCATGACTTTTTTGCCACGTCTCCAAGCCTTAACTTGATTATTAAGACGATTCATTGTAGTTCTGTATTCGATCTTTAATGCTTTTAAAGCAGAACTATTTGTATTTGGTCTTTCACCTTTAGAGGTGTAGTTATTTCCTGAACTTCTTTTACCTTTTGCCATAAACTTCTCCTTAATATATAAATATATACTATATTAAAATTAAGGATTAGGCAACCTAAAGACTTAATTGAGAGGTAGAAATTGTATTATTTTGTCTCATTTCTAAAAAGGTTGAGACAAAATCTTTAGGTTCATACAAATTGGCACACTTAGGACACTCAATTACATCTAATGGCTCAACTCGCCCATTTTGCAACCATACCTCTTCTGCATTATTGCAGGAAGGGCAGTTACTTCTTACTCTGTAAACTTGCATTGAAACTTTCGCTAGTAATTTTTTTATGATATGCGTCTATGCTATGATCTCTTAACCCATCAAAAGGTTGTTTATTCCACCAAGCAGCTCTACGACCTCTGATACCGTCTTTAAATCTTTGCCACCAAGTCATATTTCTTATTTTACCATAGTGGTTTATGTAAACCAGTTTTCCGTGATGACGATAAAAAATTAATGCTAGGGGTATTTTAGTTACTATGTCATTATTATTAACGAAACGATAATGAGTTATTCCGTCTTTGGTCATTTCTTTAACAAAGTCTTTATTACCCACTCTTGGTGATCCAAAAGTATAAAGATGTTTAGCATCAACTCGACTTGCGAATATTGTTGCTAAAGCAGCACCTAATGAATGCCCAGTGCATATCATTTTTAGACCAGTAGTATTCAATCTATCTATCTGATCTATTAATTTATCATAAACTTTATCTAATGCTTGTGCAAAACCAAAATGAACTAAGCCTTTTTCACGGGCAGGTTTTCTCCAAACTTTGACATCTGCCATAAGGTCTGCTACTTGAGTTGGCTCAGTCCCTCTAAAACATATAATCAACTCTTTGTCAGTTTTGACCAACATTGCTTGTGTACCGTCATTATCAAACCAGTACCAATCTTTTAAACCCATTTTAAGTAGAATTCTATTAATTCTATCATAATCACAGTATACTATTTTTGATAGTAATGCCATGCGTACAGCTGTTTTAATCATAACAAGCTCTCTTTCATAATATATTTTTCAAGTCTACTTTTAATTGAAAAATCCCATTTTGTATTTAGTATGTGATTATAATTATAATCTAAAATTTCTACGTTATCATCATATATTTTTTTGCAATCAGCTAATGGTATTTTACAAAATTCTTGAAGGTTTTTAAAAACAATGTTAGTTCGTTTTACGTTATCTAGTTCTTCATCATATGACTCATCAAATAAATGTGGAAAAGTTTTAAATCCTAATTGTCTTTGGAAAGAAAGAATATAAGGATTACCTATTAAAAGAAATATACTTTTTGAAAGGATAGGTTTGAAAATTTTCTCAGAAACAAACAAGGAATCAAGTCCAAATGCGTAGGTTTCATTTACTAATTCAAGAGGCACACCTTTACTTAGATTGAAATGAATATTAAAATTATACATATTCAACCAAGCATAGTTTTTCATACTTAAATCATTATTATCTAAAAAGTGTCTTTTGAAACCATATTTCAAGTACTCTTTTACATTTAATTTTTGTGCTTTAATAAAGGTTAAATCTTGTTTTGCTAATTCTAAGTCAGAAGAAACAGGAACAGGCTGAAACTCTTCCATAGTACTACCTCGTATGTGCGACACAAACCCTTTATCAAATAATTTTTTAGTATGCAACAAAAAGTTTATATAACGCCTAACCAAAGTATCCTTTCGTGATAAACTTAAAAAATGTTTTTCAAACTTTTTTTCTTTAGGTAATTCAGACGATGCTTTGAAGCGATAAAGTGTCTGATAAAACTGATCATTACTGAATAAAAAGCTATAATCACAATCACCATATAGATCATTAGGAGTAGCTGAAAGGACTATGAGATTTTTTAAGGAAATTTTATTCTGTTTAAGAACCTCAATTAAAGGGTTCACCATCTCATTAATCCAAGAAACATTTCCTGGCTCTGATGAATTGTCATATATAATATATGCGCCATTTTTTAAATCTTGTAGAAGTTGTGGAAAATATGACTGATGAAGTATTTTAGAAGTGCTTAAAGAGGTAGGAAACCAGTAAATTTTCTGTGAAAACCTATATGGTTCAATTTCATTTTTTAAAATTTTCATACCAGGATTCAAACCAGGCTGAAGTGTTCTGCCATCAAAAAAACTTACTTCAAACATGATAAGGCTCTTTCAACATGAAAATCATGTATCCTATCAAACTTAGTGAATAAGTGTTCAGCGTTTAGCTTGGCATTATCATAAGTTTTTTGAAGGGGATAAGTAAAAAAATTTTTAGCGATCGATAATACATTTTCAACTCTAGTATTATAAGCAGGCTCTAAATCATAACTATCATCAGGACCAAACTCTTTGAAACCGTAATATGTTTTAAGTGTGGATAAAGTATTATGATCTCCTAAAAACAAAAGAGGAGTTTCAGAACATACACATTTAAGAAATTTTTCAGTTAGAAAAACATGATTGCTGGTAGCAGAAGTCTCACAAACAATCTCAAAACTAGAATAACGTTGCTTTTCATCTATTTGTTGAGCTAATGATTGTAACCTAAATATATCATCATCTAAATCTAAACTTGCTAGTTCATGTTTTGGTTGAATCTCAAAAAAACTACAGTAACCTTTATCAACTAAATCAGGGTGTCTTTTTAATCTATTAAAATATTCCCGTCTATGACGATGCGGTTTTCTATTAAAAGACACAAAAAAATTCTCATGTTTTATTTTAGTAGTTAACTTTTGAGGTCTAAAACGTAACCAACCAAAAAAAGGTATAATAGGAAAAGGAAAGTTTTTAATCAATGGTCCCACATAGTAAACTGGTTTATTTAAACTTCGTAACCAAGTTAACTTTTCTTCTAAAAAATAAGGAGGATCGGCAACATCGACAGCAAAAACAAAGTCTCCCTGTAAAAAGTTTATAGAATCATTGTGCAGATTAAACCACGTTAAGTCAACTATATCGTAATTACCAGAAACTTTAGAACAAATAAAGTCGACTACTTGTTCAGTAATCGACTTCATAGCACAATCATCTGTTACAGCAGTGTGAAAATTAAGTATTTTCGACCGCCGTCATTCTATAACTTTTAACACTAAGATTACTATTAGAAGATGTAAAGTTTTTATACTCACTAGCAGAATCAATTATTTGTGAATAAATATTTGATGCAATATTTGCATTGAATCTTTCTTGTACATTAAAGTCTGCAACATCAAAATTTTCGACTGCAAAAGAAACAGTCATTATGTTACCATAATCAGCTTCAGGCTTTCTCTGCACAAACGCAGTAGCTCCAACAAATTTATTATCCATTTTATTCTGCATAACAGATAAAACTGCAAAACTAGCATTTGAAAAAACGTTAGACATTTAAACTCCATTCTAAATAAGACGACCCCCAATCGAGGTATTTTTCTATTAAATCTATATCATCTTGACTATTAATTATAATATCTTCCTGAGCAAAATGCAACTGACAATTATTGCCTAATGCTGTTTCATAAATTTTTTGTCTGTCCTCTGCGTCATCGGGTAAACAGTAAATGCTCAACATAATAATATTATCTACATTAGTAGTTAGGTATTGTAAATTAGGTAAGTGATCTAAATACTCATTTTCTTGGTGATAATCGTTTATAGTTATATCATGCTTTTTTAAATATTTATCCATGAAAGATCTTTGAAGAATCATGGGTAAATGTTTTGAGTATTGAGAGTTCCAACCAACATAAGATATAAAAGATTGTGAAACATCAATTTTACCTTTTGATCTATCTAACTTCCAATCATAAGGTATTCTAAAATATTGACCAGGATATTTACGACCATAATTTTCCCCTTTTATCATAATTCGTAAGTCCATGCTCACTCGAGTTATGCCTGTGTCGTTATTTACATTACCATGAATTAATTGTTGATTAAACAACCAAGATTGTCCTGGGTTTAGTTTTATATGGTGAGACTTTGACTCTGAGTAGTCGTTTAAATATTCTTGAGACCACTTCTCTTTGATACTACGTTTTGTTATATCAACGCTGTCATCATACTTTAACATATGCATTGAGTTATTTCCCCAACATTTTGTAAAAGGTGTCCAAATGGTACGAAGTCCAGTCCCATTTCCAACAAATATTCCTTGATGGTAGTTTAAAATTCTACCTGCTTTTACTTGATCTGGTATAACAACTCGAAGAGTGCCAAAACGTTGTATTAAAAAATCTTTACCATCAACTAATGGTTTAATATTTTCAGTTAAAAAATCATCAAGCATCTCCATAAATTCAGGAGTTTCGCAACCATCAGAGACATATCTTTGTAGAGCCCCTAACTCCCTAACAGGTACATGACAATGTATTGTTTCAAGAGATTCAACGTCTGGATATTTGTGCCTGACTCTTTTTAACGCCCATTTTGGGAAATTTTATTTTTCTAAATCATAATTTAGAATATCACTATTAAAATTTTTTCCATATTATGTATCCATATGTGCTTGTATACTCTGAGACAAATTAAAATCCCAAGTATTAGTTAAAAAATGATTATAATTATGCTCTACGATTTCATTCATAGATTGTAGTTTTTTATTTAAAGACGTTACGTCTAAAGTGCATAACTTTTTTACTTCTTCAAATAACATTAAAAATCGATTATAAAATATTTCTTCAGTATCATAACTCTCATCTATAATATCAGAAAATGTTTTGAATCCCAAACTTTTTAACCAATTAAGAGAATAAGGATTTCCCAAAAGTAAAAAAACGTTTTTTGAAAGAATAGATTTAAATGTCTTTTCTGTAACACATAGCTTATTATGTGCAACACAAGTTTCAGATACTATTTCAAAACAAGATTTAGAACTATAAAAGTTATGTAAATCATATGAATGTGTTGCAATAGATTTTTGTCTTGGATCATCTAAAGTTTGTTTTTGAAATCCGAATTTCACGAAAGATTTTAAATCAAAATCTTCAGTAGATTTAAAAATAGTTTGCACTAACTTCAACAACTCTAAGTCAGAAGAGTGAATACTTTGCTCTCTATAACGATTATGAGAGATGAAATTATCAGTTAGAGAACTTGTATGAAAATAAGTATTAATTAACATTCTTGGTATAGAGTCTCTAAATGACATAAATAAAAAATGTTTAGTGGGTTGATCGTCAGTTTTTAAGTCTAAATCAGAATCCTCAAAACATCTTTTAGTGTATTGAAGTAGGTTATTATAATAAATATGTTTATAAGGTCTTTTAACTGTAATAGGTTTGATAGAGTGTGTATAGTTATCAGTTGCTAAATCAAAAAATAGTCTGTCAGGTGTTGGGCTTATAATAATTAACCTATACCAAGAAATATTATATTTTTTGAAAAAGTTAAAAACTGTGTCTTTATATGAATTTTCAACATCTTTAATGTGAACTGGATCTTGCGAGTAATCAATTATAAGATACGCATCATTTAAAATCATATCTTTTGCAAACTGTTTATATAAGTTGTTATGTTTCAAACGTTCAAAAATATTATCTTCACACGAGTCGCTCCACCAATATGTAATTTTTGAAAAATTTAAATCATACTCACGAAAAACTGAATGTCGATAGTCCAGCTCATCTATTATGATTGGTTTTGCCATATTTTAATTGTTCTGTCGATACCCTCATCAAGTTTTACTTTTGGCTCCCATCCAAGAAGTTTTTTAGCTTTGTCATTTTTGGAGGATAAGTAATATATCTCACCAGGTCTATGAGGTCTAGTATCCCAATTAATTTTGCCAGTCCATTGTAGTTTTTTTGCAATCTTTTTAGCTAAATCACTAATTCTAATAGGATTATTAGGCCCGCAACAAAATACTTTTCCCTCTGTAGCCTTATCATAATTATCAATCATAGCTTCGTATAAATCAAGTAAATCTTCAATGAATATAAAATTTCTATATGGTTTTGAATACCCAAGGTTTATCTCTTTAGATTTAACCATTTGAGAAATTATAGACTCCATAACAAAAAATGTATTATCCCAACGACCATAACAATTAGTTGTTCTAATAGCAGCCCAGGGTAAATCATAGGTACGTGCAGCATACTCTAAATATTTCTCTACAGCTACTTTAGCTACAGCATAAGGAGCGTTAGCATTTTGGGGAGTATCCTCATCGAAAGCATAGTCCTGAGCCCAATGAAGCGCTTCACCTTTTTCTACTAAATCTGAAACCTCTTGCCAACCATAAGTTTCCATTGTAGAAGCAAACAAAAATAATTTGAGATTCACTACCTCTCTACAAGCTTCAATGAGATTAACAGATCCTACGTAGTTAGTAATGGAAAAATCTACGTGTTCATAAAAAGAAGATTCAACTTCGGTTCTAGCAGCAAGATGCAATACAATATCAGGCTGAGTCATTGAAATTTCATCTCTTACTCTTTCATACTCTTCAAGATTACTTATCATGTGAACTATTTCATGCTTACCTGATAGTCTC